GGTCAAGTGATGCGGAGAGTGTACCTGACAGAGCGAGTCGATGTCAAGTGATTGATCAGAACTGAGTTGGCTCGGTGTCGTTCCGGCTCTCGTGTCCTGATGTGGTGAATGGTAGACCCTGATGGTGCAGGTTCTGGGTTGGTGTGTGCCAGTTGTCCGACTGACTGCGGTTGTGGTTGTACCTGGCAGAGCGAGTCAATGCCTGGCTGGCCTCGCAGGGTTGACCGGTGGCGTTCCGGTTCCCTCGCTTGGTTGAACCCAAGGTAGACCCCAGACCCCCACCCTGTCGCCCTACCTTGTGCCAGTTCGTCGACCGTCCGCGTACAGATCGCGAGACACAAACCGATCGCGCCTGCACGCATGCGTTACCTATTTGCCACGTAGGGGTGCCGTATCCGTGTGCCAGCCGTAGAATCGCACACCGGCAAGGGGGGATTGCCCCGACGCCAGCGTTAATAATAGGCTTAACAAATTTCTGTCAAAATTTAAGGGGTCCTGAGGATCCAGACGATAGAAATACCGACCAGAACCAGCAGAACCAGGATCATAACGACCACTGACCAAACAATCATGCCCACATGGCCTCATAAATAGCAGGACATTCCTCTTCAATTACATCCTTGACACTCTCAGCAATCGTACGATGCTCTAACTGCGTCTCAGGACCG